TTCAACTTTATGTGCTTTATCTAGATTCATATCTACATTACTTGTTATTTCTCTTGTTTCTCCTGCTGGTACTACTCCTCCTACATATCCTTGTAGCGTTACTTTTGTATTTCCTTCTTTATCTTTTACATAGATATTAAATATTATTACTTCTTTATCTTCTTTTGTTGGATTTGTTACTGCTGTTACTAATGTTGCTCCATTTTTTGTTGATACTAATGATGTATTTGTTAATTTTAATCCTTCTACTTCTTTATCTTCTATTACACCTTCATTTGTGTTATATGTTTTCTTTTCTTCTTTTGTTTCTTTCTTTTTATTACATCCACATCCTGTTATTATTCCTACACTTAATAACATTACTAAACTTATTATTATTTTCTTTTTCATATTATCACTCCTTTAATATTTAATTATATAATTAACAACTGTATAAGGTTGAACATTATTATGAGCTCCACTTCCACCTTTATTAGCATTAGATCCATTTGGTTTAATTGTATGAGTATGACTAGTATTTCCAACACTTACTGATCCTGATGGAGTTACTGTGTGAGAATGACTTGCAACAGTTGAACTACCATAAACACCATTACCATTTCCAGTATGTGAGAACCAATGTGCATTTGTAATAGTTCCATTTTGTTTACCCTGTGATCCAGAAATACCCATATATATACCAGATGATCCAGATCCAGTTCCACTTGCTACTGTAAAATCTGTTCCGGTAATGCTAGTGAAATTATGCGTATGACTTCCACTCCAAGATGTATGATCTGTTCCAGGATACCATGTTGCTGATTGTCCTGCTGAATTATTTCCAGTTGTTGATTTACTATTTCCTAAACTAATAGAATGTGTATGGGAAGCCATTTCACTTGTTGTTACTGTATGTGTTGTTGCTCCTCCTGTTGAAGCAATTGTAAAACTTTTTGATGTATTATTTGAATCTGTTCCAGTACCAGTTCCTACTGCTACTTTTCCACTTAAATTTGGAAGATTGAATGTTGTACTTCCATCTCCACTTCCATATGTTGTTCCTATTACTGCATATAATGCACTATATGTTGTTCTTGAGACTGCTTGTCCGTTACATTTTAAATATCCTGTTGGTATTGTTTCACTACTATAAGCATGAATAGAACCTACTATAGGAGATGAAATAGTTCCTTGATATACTTCAACAGATTCTTCTGCAGATACGGAATCTATATTTTTCTTCAGTTGATATCCAATTCCTAAACTAATACTTATTAAGTATAATCCAAAAATTAATAATTTATTTCTTTTTTTCATAATACCTCCTAATATTTTATAACGTACATAACAGTATTATATGGTTGAATATTATTATGTTTACTTCCACTTCCTGTATTTGAGTTAGTACCAGATGTTGTACCACCATCATGAGTATGAGTATCACTAACAGATATAGTACCTGAAGGTGTTACTGTATGAGCATGAGCTCCTCCTGCCGCAGCAGAATAAACACCTGTAAACCAATGAGCAGATCCGTGACTTCCCCAAGCAGATGCACCTAATGGAATAATCGCTTTATTAGATTGTCCGACTGAATTTCCTACTATAAAATCTGTATTACCTGTATTTGATACAATGTTATGAGAATGACTTCCATCTGCTGATGATGGTGTAGAACTTCCACTAAAACTTGCACTACCACTTAAATTAGCTGTTGAACCTGTAGTTGTTTGATTACCTGTAAATGTATGAGTATGACTTGGCATTTCTGTTTCTGTTAAAGCATGAGTGTATTCTCCACCTTTACTACCAATTGTATATGAACTACTAGATCCCATTGCTACTCTTCCTGATAAATTAGGTAAATTAAATGTTGTACTTCCATCTCCACTTCCATACTTTGTTCCTATTATTGCATATAACTTACTATACGTTGTTCTTGATACTGCTTGACCATTACACTCTAAATATCCTGTTGGTACTGAAGTACCACTATATATTTGAATACTACCTATTATTGCATTAGTAAGTGTATTAGCACTGGCTCCTTTTACATTAGGAACTTTACTTATCAAGTTAGTACCTAAAAGGAAGCCAAATATAGGTACTAATAAATATAAAATTAATTTTCTTTTCTTCATAATTTGACCTCCTTAATATTTTATAATATATGGTACTGTAACATATGGTTGAATATTATTATGCTTGCTTCCACTTCCAGTACTTGAATTTGATCCAGTTAATGTAGGTATACCATGATTATGCGAATAATTTATAGAAACGGAACCTGAAAAATAGAAATAATGTCTATGGTCTCCAGCCCAATCAAAATAATAAATTCCCATAAACCAATGTGCTGATGAAAATTTAATTGAATCATATGCCCAGCCTGGTTTATTCATTGGAATTCCAGAAATTCCTGAACCTGTACCACTTGCTACTGTAAAATCTCCTCCACCTAAACGATTTGTTACACTATGTGTATGTCCTGGATCCGTTGATACTGTTACTGTATTTCCTGCAAAAGATGCTGTCATACTTGCACTATTATTTCCTACTGTATTTGCACTTCCTGTATAAGTATGTGTATGACTTGGTAATTCTGCTACAGATAATGCATGAGAATATTCTCCACCTTTTAATCCTTGAGTGAATGTTTTAGATGTTGAATTTGTATCTGTTCCAGTTCCTTTTCCAACTGCTACTCTACCTGATAAATTAGGTAAATTAAATGTTGTACTTCCATCTCCACTTCCATATGTTGTTCCAATTACTGAATATAATTTACTATATGTTGTTCTTGAGACTGCTTGACCATTACATTCTAAGTATCCTGATGGTATTGTTTTACCAGAATAAATTAGTATTGTTCCAATTGGTGTATTATCTATTCCACTTACTGTATAAGTACTTCCAGTAACATAGTTTACTCCATCATTTACTCTTGCTATTACTGTTCCATTTGTTTGGAATTCTATTTTTTTAGTAGTTGATGTTGAAGTCTTCCATGTTTTTCCACCATCTAAACTATATTCATAATTATATCCACTTGGATATGTTATGGTTACTATCTTAGAATTTGATGTTGTACTATTAGTAATTGAATATGTAGGTGCAGTCATTACTATTGGAGATACATCCTGTGAACTACTATCCAAGTAACTCTTACTATTTAATCCATTATTTGTGTATGTTTTATTTATTACTCTTGTTTTTATTTTATATGTTCCACTTGTTAAACTATTAAATGTATAACTATTTGATGTTTGGATACTTGTCCATGTTGTTCCTCCATCTTTACTAAATTGATATCCATAGATTCCTGACTCATTATCTGTTCCACTTGCTACTACTGTTATACTCTTACTTGTTCTTGTATAAGAGAATGTACTACTTGTTGGTGCTGTTGTATCTATACTTGTTATTGTTTGACTACTTCCTGTTACATAGTTTACTCCATCTGTTATTCTTCCTATTATTGTTCCATTTGCTGTAAATGTTACTTCACTACTATATGTTTTAAATGTTGTTCCACCATCTGTACTATATTCTAATGTTCCGGTTGGACATCCACTTGGATTTGTTATTTTTACTTTCTTACTTTGTGCCCATCCTGATGATGGTGTTATTGTATATGTCGGAGAACATAGTGCTGTTGTTGATACATTATATGTACTACTATCTAAGTAGTTTAAACTATTTATTCCTTCATTTTGATATGTTCCATTTACTGTTCTTACTTTTAATTTATAACTTCCTGTTTTTACATTATTAAACGTATATGTTTTTCCTGTTTGGATACTTGTCCATGTTGCTCCATCATCTTTACTAAATTGATATCCATATATTCCTGATTCACTATCTGTTCCACTTGCTGTTACTGTTATACTCTTTGTTGTCATTTCATATGTTAAACTACTCTTTGTTGGTTTTGTTCTATCTATTTGTGTTATACTTTGACTACTTCCTGATACATAGTTTGTTCCGTCATTTACTCTTGCGATTACTGTTCCTTCACTTGTAAATTCTATTCCTTTTTCATATTGAACAAAATTTAATCCACTATCTAAACTATACTCATTTGTATATCCTGCTGGATATGTGATTGTTACTACTTTACTTTGTGACCATCCTGTTTTATCTATCGCATATATTGGTTTTGTTATTTCTATTGTTGGTACTGCTTCTGATATACTGTCTTTTGAGTTTAAACTATTTATTCCTTCATTATTGTATGTATTATTTATTACTTTTACTTTTATTGTATATGTTCCTGTTGTTAATTTATCAAATGTATATGTTTTTCCTGTTTGAACACTTGTCCATGTTGCTCCATTATCTTTACTAAATTGATATCCATATATTCCTGATTCACTATCTGTTCCACTTGCTGTTACTGTTATACTCTTACTTGTTTTTGTATACGTAAATGTTGCACTTGTTGGCGCTGTTCTATCTATATTTGTTACTGTTTGACTACTTCCTGTTACATAGTTTACTCCATCGTTTACTCTTG